TTGCCGAGGCTTACCAAGGCAGACACGGTATGATTGGGCCAATTAGCCTGATGTCTGCCAAGAAAACGACCAATGTGATCGAATTCTTGCAAGACCAGCTTGACGAGATCGAGAAGTGCAGATATGAAGTGGTTGACAAATCAGACTCATCGCTGCAACAATTGATTGACAACATCATTGAGATTTATCTTCGCACTTTGTACAAACTGCGCTTTTTGGCGTAAAGGATCATCATGGAACTCTTAAACCCTCTAGCAGACACCAATTTTCCAGCCAAGTCTGTTTCTTACTCTGGCACTGCTGGTAGCACTGGTGCTTGGCCTGCTGGCGCTCAAGGCGTGGTGGTTTGGTCTGACCAAGCGTGCTATGTGTTGGTCGGCGAAGGTGTTACGGCTACAACAGCTAGCACACCCTTGCCAGCAAATGTACCTGTTCCGTTCAAAGTGCCTAGTAGCGTCAGTGGTCAATGGCGCGTGAGTGCAATCCAAGTGTCTACTACTGGCACTATTTATTGCAAACCAATTAACATCCAATGAGCTTTTTTGGCATTCCCATCCGTAATGGTCTTGCCATTGGGCTTGGCAATACTATTGGATTGTCTTCTAACCCATCAACCGCATTTCTTACAGACTATTTAATAGTTGCTGGTGGTGGCGCTGGAAGTTTTAATTACGGTGGCGGTGGTGGTGCGGGTGGCTTACTTTCAAGCACTGGGCTAGTTACCAATCTTAACATTTCGTATATTGTCACTGTTGGTGCTGGTGGTACGGGTTCAGCCGGAAATCAAGGCACATCTGGCTCAAATTCCGTTTTTAATACGTTTACTGCTATTGGCGGTGGCTATGGTGGTTGTGCCACAGTAGGCCAAAACACAGGCGCAAGCGGTGGTTCTGGCGGCGGTGGTGGCGGTAACAAAACAGGAGCAGCGGGTGGCGCAGGAACATCAGGACAAGGTAACGCTGGCGGTGCGGCTGTTGGTGCTGCTGTCAGTGGTGCTGCTGGCGGTGGCGGTGGCGCAAGTGCAGTAGGTGGTACTGCAACATCGGGCGTTGCTGGTGCAGGCGGCGCAGGTACAGCAAGCAGCATAAGTGGCAGTAGCGTCACCTACGCCGGCGGCGGTGGCGGCAATGCTGATGGGACACAAGGCGCAGGCGGCGCAGGTGGCGGCGGCGCTGCTGGCAATCCCGGCACTAATGGCACTGCCAATTTGGGTGGTGGCGGTGGTGGATCAGGAAGTCAATCAGGCAACGGCGGCTCTGGTGTTGTGATTATTAAAATCCCAGACACGCGCACAGCCACTTTCTCAGGAGGTGTGACATCAAGCGTATCTACTGCGGTATCTGGTTATAAAATTTACACCGTAACCGCAACATCCACAACATCTGAAACAGTCACTTTCAGTTAAGGAAATTAAATTGGCTCACTTTGCAAAACTTGATGAGAACAACATTGTGACTTTTGTCACGATGGGCCGTCAGGAAGACGATGGCAAAGAAGCAGAATTGACTTTGCGTTCTGGTTATACCTATAAGCAAACCTCGTATAACACCCGTGGTGGTGTTCATGCTAATGGCGGCACACCTTTTCGCAAGAATTATGCTGGGATTGGGTATACCTATGACAGCCAGCGTGACGCATTTATTGCACCACAGCCATTTCCAAGTTGGACAATGAGTGAGCAAACCTGTTTATGGTCTGCCCCAATCCCAATGCCTACTGATGGCTCTTATACTTGGGATGAGGCAACAACATCTTGGGTTAGCACTAGTGCATAACCGAAATATCTGATATATTTGTAAAAACCGTACCAGCGAGGTTCACTGGGGAATCGAAGGATTCATTGAAATGACTGAAGAAGTCCAAAACCTAGCGGAAGTTGACTCCGTGCCAACACCGAGTGAGACGGCCTTACCGGAAGTTGTAGAAGTTACGCCGGAGACACCAGAGGTAGTCAGCAAGTCATTCTCGCAAGAGGAACTTGATGCTGCAATTGGTAAACGCCTCGCAAGAGAGCAACGTAAATGGGAACGAGAGCAAGCAAATCGCCAAGCGGAAACGCAGGTGATGAAAGCTGCACCAACGGCAACCGTTGACCAGTTTGAAAGCCCCGAAGCCTATGCGGAAGCATTGGCCTACTCAAAGGCTGAAGAATTGATTGCTAGACGAGAAGCCGCCAAGCAGCAATCGCAGGTTCTTGAGAGTTATCACGAGCGTGAAGAAGAAGCGCGGAGCAAATACGAAGACTTTGAACAAGTTGCGTATAACCCCAAGCTGACAATTACAAATGTGATGGCAGAAACGATCCAATCTTCGGATGTTGGCCCCGACTTAGCCTATTGGCTTGGGACTAACCCTAAAGAAGCAGACCGTATTTCCAGAATGTCGCCACTCAGTCAGGCAAAGGAAATCGGAAAGATTGAGGCTAAATTAGCTTCTGACCCTCCGGTGAAAAGATCAACGTCTGCGCCAGCACCTATTTCGCCAGTTAATGCCCGATCTTCTGGATCACCAGCACTTGACACTACTGACCCACGCTCTATCAAGAGCATGACAACCTCAGAGTGGATTGCGGCTGACAGGGCAAGACAGATGAAAAAGTGGCAGTCACAGGCTAACCGCTAACTTTTTTAAGGACTTTTAAAATGTCAAACAGTATCCTAACGATCGACATGATCACCCGCAAGGCTCTCGAAATTCTTGAGAACAACCTTGTTTTGACCCGCAATGTAAACCGTCAGTACGACGACAGCTTCGCTGTTGAAGGTGCAAAGATCGGTTCAACCCTGCGTATCCGTTTACCCGACCGTGCTTTGGTCACTGACGGTGCTGCCTTGCAAGTGCAAGACGACAACGAACAGTTCACCACATTGTCTGTAAACAACCAAAAGCACATTGGTGTCAACTTCACATCTGCTGAATTGACCATGCAGTTGGATGACTTCGCAGAGCGTGTTCTCAAGCCTCGTATCAGCCAATTGGCATCTTCTATTGATGCTGACGTTGCTAATGCGTACAAAACCATCGGTAACACCGTTGGAACACCCGGCACTACTCCTTCGACTTCTTTGGTCTTGTTGCAAGCCCAACAGAAATTGAACGAAAACGCTGCTGTGATGTCCCCACGTTACGCAACCGTAAACCCTGCTGCTAACGCTGGCTTGGTTGAAGGCATGAAGGGTCTGTTTAATCCAACAGATACCGTTAGCCGTCAATTTAAGAACGGCATGATGGGCGCTGGCGTATTGGGCTTTGATGAAGTCAATATGTCTCAGTCTATCAAGCAACACACCACTGGTTCACGCAGCGCAACTGCTTCTACATTGGTTAAGACCCCCGGCGTTACTTCCGAAGGTTCTTCTACCATTCTGTTGGAACAAGCCTCTGTAACCACCACCATCAAAGCTGGTGACGTGTTCACTATCAGTGCTTGCAATGCTGTCAACCCACAGACCCGTGAAACCACTGGTTCTTTGTTCCAATTCGTAGCTTTGGCTGATGCCACTGCTGTGTCTGGTACTTGGACTGTGACCGTTGCTCCTATGTACTCTGCAAATACTGCTTTGGCTACTATGGATGTCTTGCCTGCAACTGGCGGCACTGTAACCTTTGTTGGTACTGCTTCTACTGCTTATGCACAGAACTTGGTCTACCACAAAGATGCGATCACCTTTGCTACTGCTGACTTGTTGCTGCCTCAAGGCGTTGACATGGCTTCCCGTGCGGTTCATAACGGTATCAGCTTGCGTGTTGTGCGCCAGTACGATATTAACAATGACCGTATGCCTTGCCGTATTGACGTTTTGTACGGTTACAGCACCATCCGTCCACAGATGGCTTGCCGTATCTGGGGCTAATCAAATGGGGCTTCGGCCCCGTTTCTCGTATCAATATTTTTTAAGGAAATTATCATGGCTACATTACCTAACGGCGCAAGCGGTTATCAAGTTGGTGACGGCAATCTTGGCGAAATCAGTTTTTACAACACTAGCGCACCCGTTGCATTGGCTGGCGCGGCTGTCACTATCAC